CCCGAACGCCTTTGAGTGGATCGAGTTCATGAGAATGCCCGTATCAAGCAACACCTTACCTCCCCGCAGCCTTCTCTCAACCCTCACCCGGAGGCCCCCTCTTTTTTTGATGTCTTGCTTTCTGATGCTGCCATAGATCGTTGATTCCGCAAGAGGCTTCCATTTCACCGGCCTTCCGCCGGACTGGAAGTTCCTGACGATTGAGCTTCTTACGATCTGCCCGATTGCAGCCATTGCGGGCTGCGGGTTTTCCACCCTGCCCTTTAAATCCTGCAGCATCTTTACAACTTCTTCATCTTTTATTTTGATCGTGATCATGTCTTTAATTTATCTACTATAGATCATTTTCTGTCGATTGCTTTTCAATTTGAATTAACGACTTATCTAGAAGGATTGCATTCTTAAGTAATTTCACACATTCATCGCTGCAAGTAAAGTAGAGAAAATCGAAGCCATCTCTCTTTCCTAAGGAATCTTCGGGACATACATAAAGAAGAATTCCTTCTTCTTTTAGGCAAACGCGTTGATTATGAAAACGGCCCATTAATTCGGAAGGGACGAAGCCTACAAATTTACCCCCCCAGGAAGGAACCCTTTGTTCGCCTTGGATCACCTTTCCTATATCTATCATCTTGCGGCACCATGAGCAGGGTACAGATTGTGGCATTTCATCTTGTGGCATCTCATCTCCTTATCTTAAGAGTTGCAGCGCCTGCCTGTAAGGACCGTATGAGTCGAGGTCTTTCAGCATCACACCGATGACAAACTTTTCTCCATCAAAAGTCGTCCTTCCCTTTATTGCATTAACAGGCTGGCTCGACTGGTTTTCTATGTTGATGAGCACATTCACGTTGCCGGGTTGACCGCCTCCTCGCAGCTCCACTGGAATGCGCCTGCCGTCCGGCAGAGGCACCGCAGCCTCCGGTCCCGACTCGGCAAAGATGGAAGGCCGGTTTGCAATCCCACCGCCGGCGTACTGCGGGATAAAGTTCGCGAAGGAGCCTGATCCGGTGTCTGTCACCCCGCCGCCAAAGAGTCCCGCTAGGCTATTCAGGAGGGGCTTGATAATGAGGATCTTCAGGAGTTCTTTATAGACTTCATGGAGGACGCTTTTCGCCAGAGTGCCGAAGTTCATGAACCCCTCGGAAGCGTAATCAAAGAACTCGCCCATCGCGGTTTCGGAGGCGTTGCTGAAGGTGTCCATAAGCTCGATGCCGTTCTGAAATGCGGTCTTCGAGTTCTCCCCGTAGCGCCTTGCCCCTTCGATCATCCCCTCCCACATGGTCCCCTCACGCTCTCTCATCTGCTCGGTGAAAGCCAGAAATTTTTTCCTTTCTTCAGTAAGATCGTGCTGAAGTTTGAGATATTCCTCGGTAGTGAGGGTCGTGTCGGAAAGCCATTCTGTGTCGAGCGCAATCAGTTCCTGTGTCAGTGCTATCCTCTCTCTTGTGGCTTCGGTCTTGGAGATCTCGTGTCCCTGCTCTTGCAGGTCGACGAGGGAAAGTTTATAATTGATCTCCTCCTGTGCCTGGCGCTTTTTTGCCTCTCCTATCCTCTGTGTAAGCTCCCAGTCTGCGATGATGTCCTGGTTGCGCTTTTCGTTTATCCTGTTTTCCAGTTCCCAGTCTGCGATGATGTCCTGGTTGCGCTTTTCATTGATCCTTTCTTCAAGTTCCCAATCCTTAATTATGTTCTCAACGCGCCCCCTCTCTCCCAATGTTTCCAAGCCTTTTATGAGACCCGAGGATATCCATGCCCGATCTCCAAATTCCCTCTTTAACTTATCAGCCGCATCCCACAGCTCCATAATTCCCTTCTCAGTATCGGTGAGGTTGGGGTTGAGAAGAATGATTTTATTGTTCCACTCAGCCATTGCCTCAGCGAGTTGGGCTGCCTGCTTCTCCGCATCTTTAGCACCAATGGCATCTCTAATCTTCTGATTCATTTTGTCCAGCTCGGCCTGAGCTTCAACGGCTTCTCTTGCTCGCTCTACGGAATCGTCTTTCCTCTGCTCTCCCCCAAAAAGCTTTTCAGACGCCTTAAGGCCAATGTCTTTGGCTGCTGCAAATGCGATCATAGCTTTCTCGCTTTTTCCAGCAGCCAACTGGATCGTTCCCAAGACATTCAGTGCTCCGACAGCCACCAATTGCATTCCACCATACGCGTATTGCAGTGCCGATAACAACCCTTTCCCGATGGTTTCCTTCAGCTCATTTATCTCGGCATGGAACCTTTGGGCTTTCTCCCGCGCGTCCAAAGCTCCGTTGCTGAACCGTGACATCTGAATCGTCGCATTTGCATTTACGAGCGCATAGAGGTCGATATCCTCGACTCCCGCTGCGAGGGCTTTGTTGAGAAGTTCAAACTGTTCCTTTGTGACCAGGCCCATTCTAACAAGGGGACCCATGGCACGCACTCCGCCACCAACAGCAGTGACAAGGTTGTCAAAGGTCGTCTCCACATCTTGCCCCCATACTCTTGCAGCATCCCTCGATGCTGACAGCAGGTCTACTATTTGCTTATCATTCAGCCCCATCATTAAACCTTGTACGCTCTTTTGCATTAAAGAGGAATCATCGATCATGCCCTGGCCTACTTCTTTCATTTTGGAAAGCATTTTATTGGCATTGATGTCGAAGGATTGCGCGACCACATGAAATGATTCTTCAGCCTGGAGCGCCTTCGCCCCCAATTGCATAAACTCACCTGCTTTGCTGACTACTCCGTATGCGGCGACAACAGAAGCAGATAATGCAAGCCAGTGATCCTTGATCTTCTGTCCGATACCTTTAGCCTCGCTCTCAAACTTTCGGAGACGCCACTCAATCCCGGTGACAGTTTCGATCGCGGCGTTGCCGTTTGCGTCGATGATGATCGTTATCCGATTCTGGTCAGGCATTTGCTATCCTCCTTGTCGGTGATCCTGTGTTCTTCTTTGAATCCTCCTTTTTTCTCTCTGTTCTGAGCGTTTCATACACAAAACACTCAGAACAGTCGAGGATAAGGGCAAGCCTTTTTATGTTGGAGCCGTCATAAAATTGTCTAATATATCGCTGTTTGGCAGCTACCAAGGACCTCTTTGAGAGATAGATCGTGATGCCTGGAAAGTTCTTCCAGAGCGCGGCCAGAATATCATGCCCGCAGAACTCGTAAATGAGTTGGGCGTCTTTTTCGAGCAGGTCCTTAATCTCTATTTCTTTCAGCCAGTCCATAACCTCCCTCGCGCGTTCTTATTTCGTTGCCTCGACGCTAGTCCCCTGGCTTAATTCCCTTGCGGCCTTCCTTGTCTGGCGCGCCGCAAGCAGTTCTCTTTGTTTCTCCTCGTGCCAGTACTGCCAGGAGAAGAAAACCGCCGCAAGTGTGTTATGGACGGGAAGGTCTTCATTCGGCGAAAAAAGCCTCGGTATTTCTGATAACGCATTCTCATTAAAGCCACGAACGCAAACAACCGTAGCGCCGGTGTACGGTTCGTTCAACTCGCGCCGCAGTTCCCATATCTTTTCCACGATCATGGCGAGACGAGCTGCAGCCTCATTATATTCCGGTATCAAGGGAAGAAGCTTGGACTTCAATATGTCCCTGCCAGTTTCCTCTTCTTCCTTAATTAATCGCGGGAGCGAGGCTTCCAACTCCTGGAGTATTTTATCGAGCCCAATTACCTCGTCCTCCAAGAGTTCCATGTCTGCCCTGAAGGTCCTGATGATCTCATTCACTTTTTTTGCATCCTTACCTGAGGCGAGAAGGCCCTGCCGCTCTTCTCTCGCAGCTTCGTATTGCCCCTGCAACCGCTGTTGTTTGTTAAGCGCTTCTTCCTTTCGCGTTCTCACGGCATCGATGTCCTTGCCGGTCTTCACGATACTCACCTTGATTCCTTCCAGCTTCACTTCTAGCCCCTTCGTTTCCATTTTCTTAATCCTCCTCTGTTTGTGATTTCTTATATTTTGCAGCTAAAATTTGGGTCTGACCTCCTTAATGTACTCAGCTATGAGATCAGGGTTTTCCTTTTGTACCTCGAGGAATGCTTTGCTGTACGGCAGGTTCTTGTTCTCCTCCAACTTTTGATCGATGAGCTTGGTGACTCTTTCTTCGACGGAACGACCTTCTCTCTCTAAAAGAAGGGCATTGTCATTTTCCGCCGCAAAATCCAGCGTGATTGTTTTTACCCCATCCTCGCCGAACTCAAACGCGGGAATGCCCTGGATAGCAGGAGGCGCAGCGCCCAGAAAGCCGATATGTCGGATCGTCATGTCCGGACGGAGAGATATAGAGATCCTGTCCCAGAGTTTTTTCTTAACCCATTCCTGAAACTTAGGTATCAGGTAATTCGGCTTCGCATATACAATGCCTCCCTCTCGCTTGAATGCGTTCGCCTGGCCCCAGGCTGGCGAGCTTACCTCTGGGTGACCGATAACCAGCGGCCGTTCCTGCCCGTTGTTCACTCGGACGATCTCGTTCAGCTTCTCCTCAGTCGCTTCGAAGACCCGGCCCTGAGAGTCTTTGAATCTGCCCTTTCTGAAGATCGAAAACCATTTAAAGTCCATATATTCTCCCGCCTATATTTTCCCTTCCAAGACTATGCCGCCCAAGGGATCCCTTTCTCCACATGAGATACCGGGACATAATGACCTGGATCTGTAGGTAAAACCTTGCGACCTCTGGGTACCAAGAAAAGACGCTCGTGATCCTTCATGAAGGCTTCAAGCTCTCTTACCATGGATTCGGTGCCC